CTACCGGCTATCTCTGTTATTTGCTCGTCTGAAAAAGTTGCCTGAGCCTCAACCAAAATAGCCGTCTGGTTATTCTGGCTTGCTCCTGGCAAAGCAATCTGAGGAGTAAAGTCAATAGATCCACCGGAGCCGAACGAGGTAGCGCCAGGCAAGCCAGAGAAGGAAACGCCGCCAAACGAGTAGTTGATTTCAGAAAGCGCCCTGAGGGCTTTTGAGGCTCTCTTGTTGAGAATAACAAAAATTTCGTTTTCCTCAACCTCTATCTCAGTTCCGTCGTCAAAGCGGCCCTTTGTGCCTCCGGCTGAGTGAGGCCGGCCTCCGAATACGCCTGACTTTTGGCCCTTGGCTCCTCCTCTCCCGGCAAACATCAAAGCGCCTCCTTTGGCAAATTGCTGGCTACTTATGACGGCAACCTGAGCCGCCGTAGCAATGGCAACAACAGCGGCAAGTACATAGTTTGGTAGCGCCTTAACAAACGCTATTGCACCCTGAATAATGGCCTCTTTTATCGCTATGTTTTTACGCTGCCTGGCTGTTTCCTTCTCAATTTCCGCCTTTCTCTTTTCGTACTCAGCGTCAATTTTTTCGAGTTGCTTGGCATTGCCTTTTGCCTTTTTCCTCCGTTCGTCGAACTCCTTGTCAAGCGCTTTTACTTTTGATTCTTGTTCGCGGTCAACCCTGTTTCTTTCAATGTCAAAAGCCGCTGAGGCTATTTCATTCAAAACCTCAAGAGCCGCGTCTTTCAACTCTCTACGTTTTTCCTTCTCCTCCTCAATCCTGGCAAGGGTAGCCTCATGGCTTTCCCTTTTCGCCTCGTCAACTTCTTTCTCAGCGTCAATACGAGCGTCTTTATTTGCCTTGATAGCCTCAGCCTCAACCTTTGCAAAATCAAGCTCAGCCTTTTTCCTTTTTGCCGCCGCTTGTTCAACAAGTTGAGTAGAGCTGTCAGTTGGGTCAAACCCTTCTAACTTGGCACGCTCCCTGTTGGCCTCAAGGTCGGCCCTGAGAGCGCTCTCAATAGCAAAGAGTTCAGCTTGTAGCTGAACCCTGGCTCCTTGAACTTTCGCGTCAGTCAACTCCCTGACGGCCTCTACTCGCTTGTCCTTGTTGGCTTGTTCGAGTTTTAAAACATTCGAGGCGTATTCCTCATTTATTTTCAGCGTCAAAGAACGGTATGCCCGTTCGCTCAATTCTCCTTTTGCAAATTGCTCGTCAATTACTTGTAAGCGCTCGTTCCTTGTTTTCTCAAGGGTTGCGCGTTCGGTTTTCAAGGTCTCCAAGGAAACCCGCTGCTCTGCCTCAATTGCCTTTAAAGCGTTTTCCTCAGTTATTTTCTGAGTTTCCAGGGCAATGGTGCGCAACTCAGTAAGCCGGTCGTTCGTCGTTCGCTCTCGTTGCTCCTTGAGTTCCTCAAACCGTTTCTCGTAAAGCGCCTTGAGGCTTGCCGTTTGTTCGCTCACGAGCGCCAGCTCTTCTCTGTCTCGTTCGCTGGCCTTACCTCCGGCCTCCGATATCCTTTTTTCAATCTCAACCCTTTTCTCCTCGACGGCCTCCAATGCCGTCAGCCTCTCGTTTTGCAGCTCAATTTCTTGTTTATCGAACTTGTTGGTAATTGTTTGAGCGTCCAGGTCGCGGACGGTTTTCCTCAGTTCGTTGATACGTTTAATTTGAGCGTCTATTTCCCTTATTCGCTTTTCAGCCGCCGCCTTTTCCGCTTTTGTAACCCTGTCGGCTCCGGCTGTTTCCAGGTCGGTTACAGCTTTGACCTTTACCTCAGTAGCTTTTACCTCCCGCTTGTTTCGCTCCTCTTGCTCTTTTTCCGATTTTTCAGAGGCCAATTTTTCGTTAAAGCCCTTATTGAAAGCGTCTTTCAACCTTTTGCCCTGAGTAAAGGCAACGGCAACAGGATTTGACTTGACTATTGCCTCCCCAAAGGAGTCGAGGGCTCCTGAGAAATTGCCCTCAAAAAGTTGGCTAAACCCACGAGCAAATGCCGTAACAGCCTCTTTAACGATTGTAAAAATTTCAGTGGCAACGTTACCCAAACCGGCTATGCTGGCTCTTACCGTTTCGCTGCTATCGTACAACTTTTTGAACCCAATGGCCAGCAGGGAAACAGCGGTCAAAATTAGCCCTATCGGGTTTGCGGCCATTACAGCATTTAAAGCCGCCTGAGCGCCAGTAGTCGCTATCGTAACCAAGTTCCTTATGCGCTCAGCAGCGGCAAGCCTCAGGGAGTTTGCAGAGGCAAGAATGAGGTTTCCGTTGAGGAGGGCCAAGCCAGTGGCCAGGCCAATAAGTTCAACTTTGTTCTCCTTTACAAATTTGGGAGTTTCAGCCAGGAAGGAAAAGAAACCGGTAACGATTCCAAGGCCTTGAGCAAAAAGGTTTAATATGCCAGCCAAAACAGGCGACAACTCCTCAAAACCCTGCACTAAAACGTTGAGCCCTTTGGTTTTTAAATTCTCGTAAGCAGTCGATAGGTTTTTGCTGTTGATTTCCGCTTGCTTGTACGCTTCATTTGTTCCGCCTATTTGTTGCACAAACTCCTTGTACCTCCCTACGCTATTGGTAAGAATTGTAGCGGCGTTCAGGTTTTCAAGGCCGAAAACTTTCACGAGCGCCGATGTATCTCCGGACAACTTTCCAAGTTCGGCAAGCCTGGCCTCAAGCGGCAAACTTTTGTCTTTCAAAACATCGACGCTCACGCCGAACCGCTTAAACTCTTCCTGTGCAGACCTTGGCAATACGTCAGCGCTGGCAATCTTAGCCAATACGTTCCTCAGAGCGGTTCCAGCGTCGGCACCCTTGAGTTGTTGCTCTGCCAGGGTTTGTACGAGTGCTATGCTTTCAGTTGTTGTTACGTTGACATTTGCCGCCGTAGTTCCAAACTTTTGAAGAGCGTCCGTAGTGTCTGGAATTTCAGAGGCTCCGGCCTTGGCTCCGGCTGCAAGTTCATTCATTACCCTTTCCGCTTCGCTGGCCGGTAGTTGAAACTGGCCAAGGGTTGTAGTAAGAGCCTTAACGCTTGCGTCAAGCGTATCTCCTGAGGCCTGAGAAAGAATAAGAGCCTTTTCAGTTACAAGCGCCAAGGCGTCAGCGCTTTTCAGTAGTTCAGGCTGAGCAGAGCCAACAAGGGTAAAGGCGTCTGCTATCTCCTTGGCAGAGTTGACAATTTCAGCGTCACCGATTTTAATAGTTGTCAAGCCCTCTATCTTTTCCTTGAACTCGTCAAGTTGGGCTCCCGTTACTCCTGTAATTGCGCTCAGCCTGTCGAGCGCTTTCTCGTATGCCGCAAACTCTTTTACTCCCTTGGCTATGCCGTCAGCAATCAGCTCAATGGCCCGCTCAATGCCTCCGGTTATGAGGCCAGCAGAAACCAAGTCGAAAATGCTGATAATTCCTTTTTGGTAATTTCCAACGGAGCCAGTAAACCGGCCAAGGCTCTCCTCGATTCCGTTGATTTCCTTTTTGATAGAGGCAGCCTGCTTTATGAGTAGTTGGCCGTTTGCGTTTTTCCTCTCTGCCTCAGTGAGGAGGTTGATTTGAGCGGTCAGTAAAGCGTACTCTTGCCGTAAGCCTTGAAGTGAATCTCTTGGAACTGCCAGGCTTTTAAATTCCCGGTTTAGGTCAATTTGTTGCCGCCGTAAATCAATGAGGCTTATCCTGGCCTCTCCAAGTTGAGCGGCCAAAAGTTTGTACTCAGATGTTCCCTCTTTTGTTTGTTTGAAAGCCTTGGTAAGCTCCTCAACCCGCCGCTTTTGTTTTTCAATTTCGGAGGCAAGGTTTTTGCTTTCTACGACCAACTCAAAAACTATTCTCATGCGGCGATACGGATTCGTGAATCAAACTGTTTTGCAATTTCAAGTTCTATCGTAGCCCCGTACTTTTCAGCAATAATGTCGCCAATTCTGTCAAGATTCCTCTCTACAACAGCAGCGGTAAAGCCGGTTCTCTGGCCGGTTTTCGAGTATTGGTAACTGGCCCTTGAGGGCATTCCTTCTCTGGCGTGAACGTGAGCCGTTGCAAAAGCCGCTGAAACCGCCTCTCTCCCTGAGAGCCCTCTTTTCTCCCAAAAGGCTATGAGGCCTTGAATGTAAAGAGAGGTTTTTTTGCTACCTCCCTTTCCTTTTCCAAAAGGTATGCGCTCAGCCCTTACGCCAAGTTCCACAAAGATACCGTAGTCCTCAGAATAAATGCGCCCAATGGCAACCGTAGGAGAGGCCTCAATTTTATACGTCAAACTTTCCTCCAACTTTCCGGAAAGTTTGTGGCCTTGCAATACGAGTTCCGTACGCAATTCTGCCTGTATGAGTTTCAAAACTCCCTCCAAGGTTTCAAAAACGCTCATTCAATTTTGGCGCTCCCGCCTGTTTATTTCTTCTTTAAAAACGTCTTTCATGTTTCGTTCGCCTTTTGCTCCAGCAACAACAGAGCCAACAAGAGCCAGGCCGAAAAGGAAAGCAATCAAAAGTAAAAAATGACAAAAATCCATGCTGTTTAGGTTTTGAAAAAGTTCAGGTACAATCGCTGCAACCCGCTTGAAAAGGAATTACAGGGTATTCAGTAGCAGAGGCCGCATACTCAACAGTTGGGCAAACTGACGAGGCAAAAAGTATCTGAGCCTTGGTTCCGTAAATTTTTTGAGTTGCTGAAATTTCAACCCTGGCAAACTGCACCCGCTTGTTCTGAGCGGCCAAGGTGTTGCCAAGAGAGTAGAGAACCTCATACGAGGAAATAACAGAGGCCAATACCTGAGCCTTGAGCCAGGGCTCGTAGTAAACTTTTGGGGTCGAATCGGCTGAGGTTTTTGCAACAACAACCCCGTAGAGGTATCGAAAGAAAGAGTCAAGCAAAACCTCCGTATCAAGGTAAATTTGATTTACCGGCCTGGCGTCGCAACCTGTATGCAGGCCAAGTACACAATCCTCCCGGTAAACATCCAGTACCGATACCTCCAAGGTATAAACCCGTTTGTAGCCTTTCTGGAAAACCGTTTCCGTAGTTTCGTTGACAATCTCAAAAACCGTCAGAGCCGGCCAGTTAAAAGACAAAGCGTTCGGATTGAAACCGGCCTCCTCCCAAGCCCTTGACCAAAAAAATGGAGTGTCCTTTTCTGACGGAACTGCACCAAAATTTTCAGCGCCAACCTCTGCACCTCTGGCCAAACTCAAAACCTTGAACGTCTGCAATTGCAGGCATTTTTTCTGAGCATTGACCAAAGGGAACAAACGAGCGGCGTCCTTTGAAACTTGGAGAAAATCTGAAAAAGAAAGCATAGTTTTACCTTGATGCGTTTTCGATTGAAATGAGCTTTACTGCATCGTCAAACCTTGCCCTGAGTGCAGCCTCTAATGCTGAAACCTCAGGCCTATTAAACCACCCTTTGTTTAGCAAAAGTACGATCAGTTGTTGCCAGCCAATTTTTTTAAAGACCTCCTCATTTTGGTTTTGTGCCCTGGCGAATGCCTCCCTCTCTTTAACGATATCGCCACCAAGAGGTCTAAACTTCGCAGGCTCAAAAAACCAACGCATTGAGGGCTTTCTTCTAAGTTCGTCAAAATACCGCGCAAAAAAAAATCCAGGTCGAGAGCAGTTGCCGCGTCAATTTCCTGAAAGAAAAGCGCCCTATCATTTATCCACCTCTCCCGCTCAGCCTCTTGTATTGGCAAACGCTCTCCCTCTTTCCGGAGCAAAGTTGCCATTAAACGGAGATACATAGAGTAAAAAAGGCTGCCTCTTTTGTCGCGTGTTTCAGGAGTTACCTCGATTCCTTTTAGGTTCTGAAAAGTAACCCGTTGAACCTCTGCCGCCTCTATTGCCTCAACAACTTCAACGTCAGGCAACAAAACGTCTCCGGCTATCGCCTGTTGCAAAATCAAAGGTATTTGAAACCGCTCTCCCTTGTATTCAAAAACCGCACTCTCCTGGCTCCTGAGTTGAGGCTTGCATTGCCCTACAAGAGTTGCAATGTACCCGTAAAGAGAACTGAGCCCACCGTCAAGGCCTTTGTACTCTTTCTGGAAAACATCGCCAACCTCAGCCCTCAAAAGTTGAGGTAAGTCAACCCCAAGGAAACAGCCTACGCACTTGGCTACGGCTAAAATTTGATTTTCCTCAGGGTTGCCTATTGCCTCGTTTTCAGTCAGGAAATCAATATACCTGTTTAACGGCACCTCAAAGAGGCTCTCCGGTAATTCAAGGACAATGCCTCGTTCATTGCCCTTTACGCGTAACGTGCCTTTTAACATAGCCTACTTGTTCTTTTCCAGCCAGGCCAAAAACTGAGCGGCTACCTGACGGTGGCTTGCGCCTGGCTTGACCTTGGCTTTTTTAGATTCAAGGAATAAGGTTATTTGCTCCTGGCTGAACCTTTTGGCAAGAGCAGCAGCGCTCAAGCCGGCCAACTCATTGTAATCAGAGGGCTTTATTTCAGCGACTTGAGCCGGCTCAGCCGCAACAACTTTTTCTACGTCTTGAACCTTTGGAGCCGGAGCCGGAGTATTGGGGAGTTGCGGTAAGAGTGGCGCCTTGATTTCCTCCTCTTTTACCGGAGGTCTGAGCGGCTCCTCTACTTGCGCTGGCGAAAGAGGAGCCGGAGGCTTTCCCGGCTCAGCAGCCAGGGCCAAGGGCTCAGCAGCGGGTGCGGCCGGGTGCTGGAAACGCCTCATTCTTTTTGCCGATGCGTTGTCTTGTTTTTGAAGCAAGGGCAAACCGGCCAAGGTTTTTTCGATTTGATCAATGTCCGGGAAAATGTCAGGGCCATAAGTTTGAATTGCCCAAGTTTTGAGGGTCATTGCCGGGACTGAGCCCAAGCCCTCAGCATTCCAAATGTCGCGCAAAAATTCGAGCGTTCGAGTTCTGAACTGATTCATAAAAGAAAAGCGTTTAAAGTTTAGTGTACTGGCCTCTGCCTCGTTCTCAATTGAGGAGCAACGTCAAAAACGCACCTCATTGAAAGAACGTCAGCCAGGTCAGGAGAAAAGCCAAGGATTTCCTTCATTTGAGATTTGGGTATAACTCTGAGTTTTTGGTCTGTTGTTGTTTCCATTTTCTTTATTGCCCTGAGTTCTCTTTCCAAGCGGCTCCTCAGCTCGTTCGATAGGCCAGGTATGTACAAAGAGCAATTTTCAATTTTGTCCCTCAGCAAGAAAAAGCATTGGCTCCGGAGGTTAAAATACTGAGGCCTTTCTTGAGCCGCTTTGCTGCCATGTATTTTTGTTGCTTTGTGTTCAGCCAAAGGTACAGAGTTTCCAACAAAAGCGTAAGCAGTGCGAAACCACCCTTTTAAGAACCCGCCTACGCCGCCGCTGTCAAAGGCTATGTTTCTTACTGGAACTCTGTACCGTATCGCAGCTTTTCGTATCTCATTGAGAACCTCTTTACCGTCTGTTTTTGGCAATATGATCAAATCAAGCAAAACCCAACCGTCCCAAACCGCAATTACAAAGCTATCGGCTCCCTCAAGGGCAATGTCGGCAGTAATGAACCTTTGGCCGCTCCTCTCTACAAACTCGTTTGTGAACAGGTCAGAAATAGCAGCGTTTGAGTAGAGCCTCATTGAATCGTCATCCAGGTCAATCCAACGCCCCTCAAGGAGTTTTATCCTTTCGTTTTCTGGAAGAGCCATAAGGTTGCCAAGGTAGCCAGGGTTGACCTTTAAAAGCTCTTGGTTTTCGGCAAGTTTCCCGGCGATAAAGGTTATTGAGCGTATTGATTCAAGCGGCAATAACTTGGCCTCCTCTGGCGTCAGCCTTGATAGAACGTCCTGGCGTGTTTTCCCTAAAACGGTTTTCCCTCCCGTCCTGGCCATGTAGAGTAACTTTCCCTGGCGCTCTGGAATAGGGAGCCCTCTCAAGGCCTCAATGGGGAAATCGTCAGGATATAACCACCAACCGATAAGCCTCTTTACCCACCCTTCGCCTTGAGGGTTTGTGCTGGCCATAACATAGGGCTCAACTCCACACGTCGAACGGTTACGGGAGAGCATATAAAAAAATTGCTCCTCTGAAAAGTGGGTCAACTCGTCAAACGCCATGTAGCAAATTTCAGCGCCTTGGTACGAGTAAACGGTTGATTCCTCGTGAAGGTGAGCAAGCCTGAGGTCGGCTCCTGTTGGAAATTTGATAACAAAGTGAGTTCGACCTCCTGAAAAATGCGGGCGAAAGGTTGGAGCCAGTTTTGAATAAACCTCCCGGCATTTGTCCCACAAGCCTCCGGTAGTGCTTATCTGAGTTCCCTCTCTCCTGAAAATAATCCCATTAAAATTTGGCGTAGGGTCAAGGACATACTTCAAGGGCTCCAACATAAGCACATGGCTTTTGCCGCAACCCGCCGCTCCTCCTATGATACGAATGTCAGCAGGAAAATCAATAGCCAGTTCTTGAAAACCTGGCTGAGGGTGTATTGACTTTTGGCTCATACAGAAAGCAAAAACCCAAGCGTGAAGCGTGGCAGTACGCTCCGGCTTGGGTGTTGTTGCTCGTTCCCTTCAAGAGGAGCAAGTTTTGAGTTTTGGCAGAAAACAAGGAGCCGCCTCACTCCCTGGCCTCCTGTCCGTTTTGGCGTATCGCCAACCCTCAAGAGTTGGGCTCTTTTGCCCTTTTCAGTTGGGGCAAAAAATATGCCACAAAGGGCCAGGAGCCAACAGGTTGAACACATAGGCAAATAAGTTGATCGGCTCTTTTGGAGCCGCTCTGAGGAGGGTGAACCCTGGCAAGGGCAAGGCGAAAGGTTGTTACTTGCTTTTTTTGGCCTCAAGCAATTGCTCCACCGTAGTATAGCCGGAGCCAAAGTAGTGAACCTGGCTGTCGCAGTCGTTCGGTTTCCTTCCAGCCGTTCCGCAATTTGCCTCAAAGAACAGGAAAGCCCAACCTAAAACAGGGTTGACTACTATTGTTTCCTGTTCTTGAGTTCTGGCCCGATACATTAAACTGCCGTCGCCTCTGTTGGCCATTCCAAGGTA